AGCTGCTCAACGTCATAGATGTGGACATCACCGTTGGCGAAACCACTGCGGACATCACGGACGTGGAACCCAGCACGCTAGATGATAGTGAGCACTCACTAACACCTGAAGAACCTCCAGCCCCCACCGACGATGAATCTTGACGCGCTCAATCTGAAACCGGAAGAGGTCAAGGCCATACGCGCAGCGTTGCCGACGATGACCAAAGCGGCCAAGCAGGATTTGATGGAGATGTTGGAAGCGCTAGAGGAGCGTGAAAGTCGTAATGCGCTCCACAACTCGCGCCTTAACATGATTGACTTTGCCAAGAAGGTGTACCCCGGCTTCAAAGTTGGGCCGCACCACAGGAAACTGGCCAAGATTTTTCAGGACGTGATCGACGGCAAAAAGAAGCGCGTCATCATCAACATCGCCCCTCGTATGGGTAAGTCTGAGTTCTCAAGCTACCTGTTCCCCGCGTACTTCCTAGGTAATTTCCCTAATAAGAAGATCATCATGGGCACGCACACGGCGTCCCTGTCGGAAGACTTTGGCCGCAGGGTCAGGAATTTGCTAGAGGACGAGGACTTTAACAGTGTGTTCCCGAGCACCAAGTTGGCGCAAGATCAGAAGGCTTCAGGCAAATGGAGCACTGACACAGGGGGACAATACTACGCCGCTGGTGTGGGCGGAGCCTTGGCTGGACGGGGTGCTGACCTGTTCCTGATCGACGACCCACACTCGGAGCAGGACGTTAAAGCCAACAGTCGTCTAGCGTTTGACACGGCGTGGTCGTGGTTCCAGACGGGTCCGTTACAACGGTTGATGCCCAATGGCGCGATCATTGTGGTGATGACCCGGTGGGGCCCACTGGACCTGACCGGGCGGCTGATCGACTACCAAGTAAAGAACCCGGACTCCCCGCGCTGGGAGATCGTGGAGCTGCCCGCCATACTGCACGAAGGCACGGACCACGAGAAGTCGCTCTGGCCGGAGCAGTGGCCGCTCGCTTCGCTGCTGTCCGCCAAGTCGTCGATGGACCCGAGGTATTGGAACGCGCAGTACATGCAGCAGCCTACCTCGGACGTGTCGGCCATCATCAGCAGGAAGAGCTGGAGAATCTGGGAAAAAGATGAGCCGCCCAAGTGCGATTATGTTATTCAGAGCTGGGACACGGCCCACGAGACCAAGAGCACATCCGACTATTCGGCTTGTACAACTTGGGGAGTTTGGTACAACGACGAAGAAAATAACTCCCCGCAGGTCATCTTGCTGGACGCGTTCAAAGACAGGATGGCGTTCCCTGAGCTGAAAGCAATTGCGTTCAAGCACTGGAAAGAGTGGGAGCCGGACGCGTTTATCGTGGAAAAGAAAGCCGCTGGCGGGCCTCTTATACAAGAGCTGCGGGCGATGGGCATACCCGTGCAAGAGTTTACGCCGAGCCGGGGAAACGATAAGATGGTGCGGGTCAACGCAATTGCAGACTTGTTTACCTCTGGCATTATCTGGGCACCAGATACCCGCTGGGCACGCGAAGTCATCGAGGAGGTGGCGGCGTTCCCGGTAGGCGAGAATGACGACTATGTGGATACAACCAGTCAGGCGCTGCTGCGCTTCAGGCAGGGCGGGTTCATATCACTGGACTCGGATGAGAAAGACGACCGGATTTACCGTGGGCGCGTAGCTGCCTACTATTAAGGATCAACATGGCAACGAACATCGACAAAGCACTCTTCCAACAGCCGCAGGGCATCGACGCATTGGCCGAAGATGAGCAGGGCATTGAAATTGAGATTGTTGATCCTGAGTCGGTGAGCATTGAAGGCCCGGGGTTTGCCATTGAGTTGGCCAAGGTTGAGGCGGAAAATGACTTCGGCTTTAATCTGGCCGAAGAGATGGACGAGAGCGCCATTGGGTCGATGGCCGGAGACTTGGCGGACGACATTGAGAACGACCGCAACTCGCGCAAGGAGTGGGAGAAAGCGTACACGGAAGGGCTGAAACTGCTGGGCTTGCAGGTCGAGGAGCGCACAGAGCCTTGGAACGGCGCGTCTGGTGTGTTCCACCCGATGATTACCGAGGCCGTGGTTCGGTTCCAGTCAGAGGCAATCACTGAGTCGTTCCCCGCCCAAGGGCCGGTGCGCACAAAGATCATCGGTAAAGAGACTCCTGAGAAGCAGCAAGCTGCGCGGCGAGTCGAGGCCGACATGAACTACGAGCTAACAGACGTGATGAAAGAGTTTCGGCCAGAGCACGAGCGTATGTTGTGGTCGCTGCCAGCCACAGGCTCAGCGTTCAAAAAGGTGTACTACGACCCCAATCTGGGGCGGCAGGTGTCGATGTTTGTACCCGCAGAAGACATCCTCTTGCCGTACGGCACGACTGACATGGACACTTGCTACCGCCTGACACACGTCATGCGCAAGACCAAGAACGACATCATCAAGCTCCAGCAAGCAGGCTTTTACCGCGACATCGATCTGGGCGATCCCACACGCGAGCAGACCAACATTGAGAAAGCCAAAGACAAAGAGACGGGCTTCAGTGATCTGAACGACGACCGCTACGTCTTGATGGAGTGCCACGTTGACTTGGACCTCAAGGGGTTTGAAGACAAGGACGACGACGGCGAGCCCACAGGCATTGCGCTGCCCTACGTAATTACACTTATCAAGGGGACCAACGATGTACTGTCCATTCGACGCAATTGGCGCGAAGATGACGAGCTGCACCTCAAGCGCCAGCACTTCGTTCAATACCAATACATACCCGGCTTTGGTGCTTATGGCTTTGGACTATTCCATCTCATCGGGGGATTTGCCAAGTCGGCCACCAGCATCATGCGCCAGCTCGTCGATGCCGGTACATTGGCGAATCTACCCGGGGGCCTCAAGTCTCGCGGACTTCGGATTAAGGGTGATGACACTCCGATTGCCCCCGGCGAGTTCCGAGACGTAGACATCGGCTCGGGCGCACTGCGGGACAACATCCTGCCACTGCCATACAAAGAGCCGTCGATGGTCTTGTTCCAGTTGCTGGGCACCATCGTTGAGGAAGGTCGCCGTTTTGCAGCTACTGCGGACATGAAGGTTGCCGACATGTCGGCCAACGCCCCGGTGGGCACAACTCTGGCTCTGCTGGAGCGTCAGTTGAAAGTCATGTCGGCTGTGCAGGCGCGTATGCACTACGCGTTCAAACAAGAGTTGCGCCTCTTGGCCGGTCTGATCCGTGACTACACAGACCCAGCGTACGACTACGAGCCGGACCGTGGTGGCCGCAGAGCCAAGGCAGAGGACTACAACCACGTAGACATCATCCCTGTGTCGGACCCCAACGCGGCAACCATGAGCCAGCGTGTGGTGCAGTACCAAGCCGTCATCCAGATGGCGCAGATGGCTCCCGAGATTTATGACTTGCCGCTGCTACACCGCAACATGCTGGAGGTGCTGGGCATCAAGAATGCCGATAGGCTCGTGCCGCTGCCAGACGACCAGAAGCCCAAAGACCCCGTGTCCGAGAACATGATGGTGCTTAAAAGCGAGCCGGTCAAAGCGTTCCTGTACCAAGACCATGAGTCCCACATTAAGGTACACATGTCCGCGATGCAGGACCCGATCATCATGCAGTTGGTTGGCCAGAACCCCAAGGCACCGATGATCCAAGGGGCCATGATGGCGCACATTGCTGAGCACGTTGGCTTTGCGTACCGTCAGAAAATTGAGCAGCAGCTTGGCATGCCCCTGCCACCGGAAGACGAAAAACTCCCGCCAGAGATCGAGGTCGCGTTGTCCGCCATGATGGCGCAGGCTGCACAGCAGGTTCTCCAACAGAGCCAAGCGCAGCAAGCCCAGCAGCAAGCACAGCAACAAGCCCAAGACCCCGTGCTCCAGCTTCAGCAGCAGGACATGCAGATCAAAGCAAAAGAGGTAGAACTCAAAGAGAAGAAAATTGCCACCGACGCAGCCGCCCGTGCAGACGAACTGGAGCTTAAAAAGGCCGCGTTGGAAGGCAAGATGGAACTTGACGGACTGCGCGTTGGCTCGCAGATCAAACAGGCCGAGGCCAAGCTGCAAGCGGACCAAGAACGAGAAGGTGTCCGCATGGGCATCGACATCGCAAAGAGTCGCCAACAGGCGACGCAGAAAAACCAACCAGCGAAAGGTCCGGCTAAATAATGATCCAAGACTTCGCACGCGTATTGCGCGAACAAATACGCAAAGACATGAACAACTACGCTGACGACGCCGCTAGCGGGGCATGTCGCTCATTTGAGGAATACCAAAAACTCTGCGGGACCATTCAAGGTCTGGCTCTTGCAGAGCGCCATCTACTTGACCTTGTGAAGAAAGCCGAACAATCAGATGAGTGAAATCCTTCTGCCCCCGGGTATTACCTTACCCAAATACATCCAGCCCCTAGATAAACCCGGGGATGACGACGACAAAGCGTCTGCCTTGCCTGTACCGACGGGCTACAAGATGCTGTGTATCGTGCCTGCCGTAGACGAGAAACTTGCGGGAACATCTCTGGACCTTATCCGAGATGCCGCGACCATGCGCCTTGAAGAGAGCGCCACAACCGTGCTTTGGGTTATGAAGCTCGGGCCAGATGCGTACAAAGATACCGCCAAGTTCCCATCAGGTCCGTGGTGCAAGGAAGGTGACTTTGTGCTCGTGCGTACCTACACCGGTACGCGTTTTAGGGTGTTTGGTAAAGAGTTCAGAGTACTGAACGACGACCAGA